AAGAAGCACTAAGATTAAAACACAACGTAAACAAACTAAGACAGGAGATAAACAACGTACAAAATGAACTTCCAATAAACATAACAAATGTAAAAATAGAGTATTCAACAAAGGTAGGTAAATGAAAAATCAATTGCTAGAAAAGGTTATTAAAGAATCTAAACAAAGAATAAAGAATAAACAATCAGACGTTTCAATGCTTAAACAATTAGGAATAAAGGTAGATAACAAATGAAATTCATAGGTGTAAAAATAATTGAAGCTACTCCAATGACTGCTGTAGAATTCTCAAAAAAGAATAACAAGCCAGCATCTCTAGACATTAACAAACTACGATATGAAGATCCTGGATATGAAGTAGTTTATGGTGATGGGTATTGTGCATGGAGTCCTAAAGATGTTTTTGAATCAGCATATTTCCCAATGATAAATTCGGATGGAACAAAGATAACTCAAGAAATGGTAGACGCTTTTATTGGTGAAGTAAAATCTGAAACTATTGATGAAAAAACAACTCACGTTAAAGTAAACACTATTACTGGTTTTGTTCAACATGAAGTAAGTAGTTGTGTAGACCCTAAGAATTATGATCTAAATATAGGTACAGAACTTGCTACAAAACGAATCAAGGACACAATATGGAAATGTCTAGGTTTCGTTTTGCAGTGGGGCTCATGTGGTTTGAAATAATAGTTTAACTAAGCACTAATCAATTAAACACTGATTAGTGCTTTTTTTGTACCTACTCGGTAGAATTTAGCATCAACTTCATATTTTTAGTAGTAACAATAAACAAAGGTAGTGTTATGAAAGAACAAAACTGGAAAGACAAACTTCAGGTTAACCCCAATCGTCAACCTGTAGTAAATCCTCCTACTATTTCAATCCAAGAACTAGTTAGAAGAGTAGAAGAGTTAGAACAATCGAATAAGAAGTTGATAGAGATTACTTCATTGGATATGCTAAAGATAATTTCAGACAAAGAAGATAAATATCTAAACATGCTACGGTCTGCATTATCCAAGATTGAGGAGTTAGAAATAAAAGTAAAAGATCTATCACCTAAAACCAATATACCTCAAGAACCAGTCAGAGTAACCTGCAGATTGTGAGGTGTAACGTATGCCAACAAAGCGAGCTACAAAAACTACAAGAAAAGGTAGAAGAATAGCTAAAGAAGAATTTGGAATAAAGATAAGTAAGCATCCCAGTAAAGAATATGCTAAAGGTGTAAAACACATACCACCTAAAGACTACGCATCTAATTCCTACGCAAGTAGAAAAGAAGCAAAGAAAGATAAAAGGGATAAATACACTAAGATAAATGAATCCAGATTAAATAGAAGAAAGAGATTCTATTACTTCTTTAGAGACAACTTTGAAATAACGTTAAAACAGGTAGACAAATGCAGTAAGAAAGATAAATGGAAAGCACAAGCTACAATGCTTATGTTCTTTACTAATAGATTCGTAACTTGGTTAACTAGTTTACATGACATAATAAAACAATTAGAATTAGATCCAGTATCAATAAGTAACATATGTACATTAAAAGAAAAGAGTGGTTGTTCTCCTAAAAGAATAAAACTAGAGCATAAAATGGAATCCTGGTTTCAAGGTAAGAAAGAGATATTAAAATCATTAGTAACTAGCGATGCCTATTTCAGAGGATCACAAGGAAAGAACTCTTATCAATATTTCCTATCTAACGGATTTAAGAAAGTAGAGGATGAAGAAAACAATACCGTTACTGAAGTAGAATTCGTTGTTAAAACTAATGCAGGTAGCAAATGAAAATAACAGAAGAGCTATCTGAATATCAACTAAAGTATCTTACAGCCACTACAAAGTATTCAGCATTCTGTGGAGGTAGAGGATCAGGTAAAACTTGGATTGCAGCACGCAAATCAGTAAGATTATCAGAACAACACCGTAACCAATTAGTAACTGCACGAACTTACAAAGATTTGTCCCAAAATGTTATTCCTAACTTCGAGGAGTGTCTAGAGAAGTGGACAATACCATACAAAATAAATCATACTAAGCATACAATCACAACTAAGAAAGCGTTATTCTTATTTCTATCATGTGAAGACCCAGAGACTATTCGTGGTTACACAGAGTTTAATGACTTACACATGGATGAAGCAGGGTGGACTAAATATCAAGCATTTAAGAATGCTGCATTATGTCTTAGAGGTAATTCAAATGGTAAATCTAATCCAACGTACAACTTTACTTCTACACCTAGATTAGGATCATGGTTTAATAAGAAGTGCATAGACAAGGCAGGAGATTTTACTTTAATACAATGTTCATCATTAGATAACCCTTTCATATCAGATGATGAAAAAGATATGTTTATTGATGTGTGTTCTGATTCAGAAGAATTTGAACAGCAAGAAATATATGCATCCTTAACTAAAGGTAGTTCAAAGAATGCCGCAGTACCAGATTCTTATTTCTTAATTAATAAACCAATAGTATTAAATCAACCTGTTAACATTGGTATTGATTTTGCAGGTCAAGGTCATGATGAAATAGTTATTACTATGTCTAATGAAACTGGTGTAGAGAAATGTGTACACATACCAGAAGATAAAGAACCAGATCAAGTTCTTTTATTATTAGAAGATATGGTTGAAGGTAGAGATGTTTGCAACATTGTATTGGATGATACTGGTGGATATGCACAAGGATTTATTCAAGCATGTAAACATACTGAATTCAAATCGTTAATTAGAAAAGTTAACTTTGCTGAAAGAGCAAATGATGAAGTTTATGCAAATGCTAGATGTGAAATGTATTTCATCTTTAGAAAATACAAAAAGGAAGGATTCAATACCAACGTTTGTAAAAACCTAAGAGAAGAATGCGCAGTAACAATTTATTTCTTAAACGATAGAGGACTAAGACAATTAATTAAAAAAGAATTGATTAAACAAGAGTTAGGTAGATCTCCTGATGAAGCTGATTCAGTATGTCTATCTACTTACTATCCATTTAAGAAGAGATCAGCTTTAATATCTACACCACCATCAACAATTAAACTTAGATAAAGGTATTAACATGGAACAAGAATTAGAACAAGTAAACTTATCACCAGAAGAACAACAAGAGGTGATAAGTGATCTTTGTGATTTTGCACAACGATCTAATAATAAGTTTGCAAATGATTATGAAAAGATTAAACAAGATAGAGAATTATTCTCTTCTACTTGTATGTGGGATGCAAATGATAAGAAATTATTCACTGATAGGAACCAAGCAGAAATAAACATACTACCTAAATACAGTAACGCTATTTGTAATTCATTTAGAGAACACCCTTTCCAAACTAAAATATTAAATGATAAGGAAGGTAAAATATCTGAATTGATTAAACAGATAGAATTAGATTCAGATTCAGATTCATTGTGGGCATCTTGTTTGAAAGATACAGTAACTACAGGTCTAGCCTTCGCATACGTTACAACTGAGAATGGTAAACTAAAAATGAATTACGCATACGATTCACTTTTAGTAATTCAAGACCCTGGTTCAATTGCTGTTAATGGTAAAGATTCAACTGAAATAGCTTTCGTTGAAAAGAAAACATACAACAGTCTAAAAGAGATGTATCCAGATATTGATCCTCAAGATAGATTGTTAACTTCAAAGACAAGTAACTTAGGATCTATGTGGTCATCAACTAAGGATCTATTTAATCTTATTACTTATTTTAAGAAAGTAGGTAATGATGTAAACTTCTACAAGATACTTGGTAACACTGTTTTATCATTTGGTACCTTTACTAACCTTTCATCAATTCCTGCAACTCCTGTTAAAGGTGAAGAATTCTGGTATCAATCGGATAGATATTACAAAGGAATAGTTAGAGGATGTAAAGACGCAATTAGAATTATTAACTTTTCATATTCACAACTAGAAGATAGATTAACTCAACCTTCTTTACCTTACGATTCAGTATCCGCAAGAGCAATTGAAGGATTTGAAACTGATTACGATAACACTAATAAAGCTTACAAGAGATACAATGATATTGACATAGAAAATAAGAGTACAATCCAAAAACCTGAACACGTTACACCTGAAATAAGATCAGGAGATTTGTTAACTATTATTACTGATTCAAAGAAAACAATATCTGAAATAATTGGTGTACCTGAATCTGGTTTAATATTCCAAAGTAACGCACAACAAACAGCTACCGAAGTAATTGCTCGTTCTAAATCTACAGTAAATAACATATCTCATTATTACCAGCATCTAAAATCATCTATCAGACAACTAACTACAGTAATGGTAGAAATATTGTGTGAGTACAATCAAATAGAAAACACATTCACTGTTGATGTTACTGAAGGTCCTGAAATATTGTTGCAGAAAGAAAATCTAAGACAACAATTAGTAGCTACTTCTTCATTCGTACCTGAAGTTGCTAAACCTTTAATCATGGCTGAAATAATCAGGACGTTAGACTTTCCTAATTCTGAAGCAGTTGCAGACGCTGTTCTACAAACTCTACCAGAAAACATACGTCCTACAAATAAAAATGTTGCTTCACTTCAAACTAATCTACTCGAAGTAACTAATCAGAATAAACAGTTAGTAGAACAATTACAACAAGCTATGGATAAAACTAAGCAGTTGCAACAATCTATTGACCTTGATATTGTTGGTCAACAAAACCAAAGGGCTATGCTTAAAGAACAACATGATAATGCAATTAAGTTGAAACTACTTGACATGGATATTGAAAGTAAAAAGATGCAACAAGACTTAATGTTAAAGTTAGCAGAAGCAAGTAGTGATAACAAGGTTGCAATAACTAAAGCCCTTCAGGATCAACAAAAGATTGATATAGAAAACAGAAAACTATTACTAGATGAGCTTGAAGCATCTAGAAATTCACAACCCGGTGTAGTTTTCCGCAGGTAGTTAATATTTTTATTAGAAACAATAAATGAGGTAGAGAAATGAACGGAATTGAATTAGAACAGAACAATAACACAGTTACCCCACAACCACAACCTGCTAAATCAGCAGAAGTGAGTAAACCCTCTGATGAATCTTTTAGAAGAGTGATGGATAAATACAATCCTAATAAAAATATTAGAGATGCTGCTAATAAACCTAAAGAAGTTATTCCTGTTGTTGATAATAAAGACACTAAGGAAAATAATTATTTAGATAAAAGAGCAGTTCAGAAAATGATGCAGGATAGATTAGCAAGACAAGGTAAATCCTTTGAGCAAAGACTTGCAGCTTATCAAAAACGAATTGAAGAACTTGAAGCTAAAACAAAAGAACCTGAAGTAGAATTAACTAGAGAAGATTTCGCTAGTAAACAGGAGTATGAAAATTATTTAGCAGAACAAGGTGTTAAACAAGTTAGAGACATAGCTAAAGAAACTATCACACAAGAACTAACTCAAAAAGAACTAAAGCAAAAAGAAATTGAAGAACAAAAAGAATTTGCAAATAATGTTCAAAAGCAAGTTAAGATTCTTTTCCCTGATGCAAGTAAAAGGAAAGAAGCAGTAACTACTATTCAAAGTTGGAAAGAAGATTTGGAAGTAGAAGACTTTCTTGAAACAAAACATGGTGAAATATTTAATGAAGTTATTTCAGAATCACCTATCGGTGTTCTTATTGCACACACGGTAGCGAAAACATACAAATCTGGTTCAGTAGAGAATTGGGTAAAGAACGATCCGGAAACTTTCCGTGCTAAATTGAAAACAATAGAGGCTAGTCTAATTAATAAAATTAGAGGAGCCAACAAAAAGCCTGCTGAGGTTGTTAACCAAGAAGCAGTGAATAAAAACACACGAGTTCTTCCTAACACTGGTAGAATAAGTGCTTCTGGTAAATCAATCTCGAATGACCCTCGTGATGTATTGCGAAGGGTATTCCCAAATAAGTACAAATAATGTACAAAGGATAATATTATGGCTCTCGTTACTAGCGAAATGCTTGCTGTGCAGGCTCAGGCTACAGAATACAAACTTCCTGAATTGGAAATTTCTGCTCGTGCCGCTAAACCTATTGAAGGATCTAAATCTAGTGGACAGATTGACGTTGTTCTTGTTGATCCAGGTACTGCATACCGAGCATCTGGTACAACTCTCAAGGACATCACAGGTCTAACAAATGCTGGTACACAGAATAAACGTTCAATGACTATTAAATCGGTTACTACCCCTGCCGAAATTGGTTCTTTGCAACGTGTAACCGATATTGAAAGTTTCACTAAAGAATTTGCAGAACCTCGTGCTAATACCATGAAGGCTGAAATTCATAATGACATTATGGAATCCATGATGTTTGGTGTTAACAGCGCACAGGTTGTAAATTCCTCTTTCGGAATTGAACACCTTGGTGTTGCTTCTGGTATGCTCGGTGAACTTAGCGTAACTGATTTGTTTGGGTTTATGTCTCCTACCACGGAAACTAAACTTGGAACAGACGCTATCAAGAATTACTTCCTTCCTCCTATGATCTCTGAAGCAATGTACCAAGAAGCAAAGATTGGTAAATATCAGGGTATCACTTGGGAACGTTGTAAGATGCCACAAGTAGCAATTGCTTCTGCAAACGTTATCGCTGCTGATTGGGTTATTGCAACTGGTGGTGTTTCTGCAACTACTGGTGAAATAACTATTGATGATGGTGCTTCTTCAAGTACGATCGGTACGTCTACAGTTATCAAAGCAGGATCTACATTTACTTTCGCTGGTGTGTATGCGTTGGATCAGCAAAATAAAACACTTCCTTATTTGAAGACGTTCGTTGTGCAAGAAGACGCTACCGGAGTGGTTGGTGGTACTGTTACTGTTAAGGTTGGACAGATGATTATCACTGGTGGTGGAGCAAACGTGTCTAAACTTCCAGTTGCTACTGACGTTCCTATTCCTGGTGTTGGTGCTTCTGTTGGTACATACTCTGTTCTTATCGCTACACAAAGAGACAATCTTCTTTTCGAACCTGTCAAATTGAATAATGAAGGTTTCCAAGAAGCTTCTGAAGGTGCGTCAGATACAGGTAGCATTCTAGTATCTTCTATTGTGGTACCTGACGGTAATGCAAGAACTGCTATTTATCGTTTTGATTCTGCATACGTTACTGGAATTATCGACAGTAAACTTGCAACGTCTATTTACGTTAAACAGTAATAGTTAAATTTGTGAGACCTACCCTCACAAAAAACAAGGTGGTGATGATTCTACTTTTAGTAGTTTTGTCACCACCTATTTTTGTTTATTTTGGCATATTTTTATGTTTTATGTATGATATGTGCTAAATCTTAGCGAGATGCCATTCTAGCGTCTAAAACCTATCAAATTCATTAAGGAATTTAACATCTATTTTTAACAATTAGAGGATTAGAATGACTATTAGAGAACTAATTTACGACATCAATCAAGAAATAGGGTTAATCAATTCTGGTGACCAGGTAGCAGACGATAATACCAACTATTTAACACTTAAACTTATTAACCGAGTAATAGCTTCATTTAATCTTCAAGGGTACCTTAAATACAATAATCAAACTATTACTTTAACTACAGTAGGATCAAGATATTTAATATCCACTAACCCAGTAGCTATTAATTACGTTTACTATTCTTCAGGTTCAAATAACCTAGGTCTAGATGAATGCTCACCTAATAACATTTTTCAATATCACACTTCAGGAACTACACCAACTCATTTTGCATACATGCGTGGTGTTGTTGAGGATGATGCAATGTTTGGAGAAGTACTAATAAATGTAGACAGTAGTCAATACGAATTGAAAGCAGTAATATCAAACGAAATACCTGCATACACTACTAACGATACAATACTTATTCCAAATGAATATCTAGAATTGATTCTAGCAGACGTTCAATACAGACTACTATCAGACGCAGACGCTAGTGAAACTTTAGTAGCTAGAAAATTAGATGAACTAAATAAAATAAAATATGCTATTAAGAGATCAAACTTTAAACCTATCACATACAGCAATTATGGAATGTCTGCTAAGGATCGTTGTTTATCAGGAGTAGGTAGAATATGAGTTCAGAAATACTATTAAATTCATTTACAGGTGGAACTAGTAAGTACAAAGATGCTGGATTTATTTCTAATGAGGAATGCATAAATCAATTTCAAGAAACAGTAGTTGAAACAGACACATACACTAACAAAATACTTAGATCAATTGAAGGTAGTACACTAGCATTACGATTGTTAAATAACTTATCAGTAGAATTTGGTGGATGTAGAGGTTTGTACGTTGCTAAAACTTCTCCACTTACATCACATGAAGAAGGTGGAGAATTATTGTATGCAGTGTTTGGAGAATATCTATTTAGAATTTATTCAGATTATTCATACTTTAATTTAGGTTCAATTTCTAACAATGATGAGCCGGTTGACTTTGCAGAAACAGGTGGAGAACCTGCATATTTATGTATTTGTTCAAACTATCAAATATTATCAGTAGGATTAGAAGATGAGGATTATTTAGCTGTTTTAGAATATCTACCATTACCAATAAGAACAGGAACAGTAGACACAGTAATAAGACCTACTACTATTTGCAATCTAAATTATCGAATAGTTTGCAACGATCATCAACACGACTATTTTTATTATTCAAATCTAGGTAAACCAAATGGAGTTGATAACGAACACGCTTTTTATCAACTAAAGACTAGATACAAATACACAAAGACGGATGGTTCATTTGTTACTTATGATGATAATCAATATTACGCACCTACAGAAGATTCATACATAGAAGGTACACTAGAATCTGAAGAAAACTGGTTTGGGGCATTGTGCTTTCAAAAAGCAGAATTTGCATCAGACATAATTACAGGAATTAGATCAGCAGACGATTACTTAGCAATATTAGGAACTGCATCGTTACAAATATACGTTTGGCAAGACAATGAATACAACCCATTTATTACTACAACTAAAACTACAGAAGTAGGATGTAAGTACATAAAGAGTGCAGTTAACGTTGGTGGTAAAATAGTGTTTCTAGCTAGTAGTAAAACTGGTGAAAACTCTATTTATTCTGTAGATAGTTCTGGTGTAAATAGAGTATCTAAATCAGCACCTTGGTTAGAGAATACATTATCTAGAATGTCTGTTAAATCAGATGCATTTGCATATTCGTACACTAAAGATGGACATCAATTCTACATAATAAGTTTCCCTACTGAAAATAAAACATATTGCTATGATTTTTCTGAAGACGAATGGCATTTAAGATCAACTAGAAATAGTAAGAATGTTTTATCAATTTGGTATCCTTCATTTTCTGTTAGGTGTTATGGTAAGATTTATCTAGCATCATACTATGAAAGTAAACTTCTTTATTTAGATGAAACTAAGTACACTGATTACAATGGTAAGATGATTCAAAGAGAAAGAACTACAGGTATTACAATAAACAATTTTAACAACGTAATAATTAGATCGTTAGAATTGATTTGTAATTCTGGTACTACTCCTATATTACAAACATACGATAGTGAAGGTAAACCATTAAGTACAGAAGGATACAAACCAAAAGTAATTCTTCAAACATCATTTGATGGTGGACAAACATGGGGAACAGAAAGATGGTCTGAATTAGGAAGACAAGGACAATATGATTATCGTGTAAGATGGAATACTTTAGGTGTTGGAAGAAAGATAGCATTCAAAGTTATTGTTACTGACCCTTGCCCTTGGATAATTGGTTCAGCAAAACTAACATTTACTAAATGTGGTAAATAATGGAAACAGAAGCAAGTAATAGTCAAATTGATTCGTCAACTTATCTACCATTAATAATGGTTAAGAATGGGTTGATGGCTAATTTATTTTCAAACGGAATATTAGATTCATCACAAGTTAAGAATTTAATATTACCTAAAGCTATTTACCCATATCTATTAAAGGTTACGATATTTACTAAACAATCTACTTCAGTAAATGGAGCATACAAGTATTCATCAGTAAAGTATTACAACATTTCACCTTTACAAACATCAGTGGATATTAGTTCTAACGGACTAGCATTCTATGAAGCAAATTTAACAATAAAACAATGAGGAATTTATGGCAGCAGGATTTTCATTACCAGATCTAGTTGGGGGAATAACAGGTGCACTAGGAACAATTACGGACGCTGTAGGACTAAGTAATAATGCTGAAAAAGAAGCTGCCTATGATAATGCTGGTAGCACATATCAGGGTATTTTAGATAGTTCGAATGAAGCTTACGCTGATATATTAAAACGAATAGCAGAAAGTGGAACAGACATAACTAGTTTACTAGGTGGAGATTCTACTATTTCTGATTATCTAGCCTCAATTAAGGAGAATGCTAATAAAGATTATTCAGTAGACAGCTCTAAATTATCAGATTATGAATTTGATAAGACTGTTTCTGATTATCTAAACCCTAACGCTGATTACTTAGTAGACAAGGCTGTTAATTCTGCACAAAATACTTTAGCAGGTCAAGGAAACTTATTTTCTGGTGGAATAGGTCAATTAGCTGCCGACACAAGTGCAGACGTTGGTGCTGAACTTCTTAAAGAGGCACAGGATACATTCAATCAAGAAAAAACATTTGATTATGGTACAGTTAAGGATGCTCTTAATTTAGAAACTACTAACGCCGCTAATCAAATGCAACAAGATACTAACTACGCAAGTAACCTTGGTAATTTATCTAGTTCTATTATTGACACTAAGAATGCTACCTCAGATAATACTATTAATGCACTTCTTTCTAAACTAGGAAATGATACAGACATTCAACAAGCTTTAGCACAGTTAGGAATTACAGAAGCTGCTGACTTTTCAAGCATTGCCTCAGATCTAACAGGAGGACTTCTTTAATGGCTATTAATTTTCAAAACTACAGATTCACTAATCAAATTGACACTAGTCCTTTAGCAGAGAATACTAAAAGAACAAGTGAAGGTATTAGTAACATAGCTAGATTAGGTAAGCAAATATTCACTTCTGTTAGAGATTCTAATAATAAAAAGAAGTTTTTAGATTTAGTTGCTAGTAGTGATTCAGCAATTCTAGAAAAGAAACAGGAGAAACAAGAGATTGAAACTAGAATAAAAGAACTTAAAGATACTTTAGCTAGTAAGGAAACAGAACTAAAGGGATTATCCACAGTGGTAGAAGATTCAGATAATACTATTGATACTAGTATTAATGAGACTACCGATACTAACATAGATCCACAAGGAGATATGAAAAATGTTTAATTTAATGTCTGCATTAGATGCTGAAGGAACTAACATTGATCCTACTGTAGAAAAAGATCCTTTAGTAGAAGCAACTACAGAAGTTAACAAAGCTAACGTAGTTGACACAGCACAACAAACTGCATTGGATTTAGCTAAACAAAATGCACAGAAAAGAATTACTTTACAAAATCAGATAGAAGGAATAAAGCGTAACATTTCTAATTTAGAAAATCAATTAGTAGAAATTGATAATGAAATTAATACTATGTCTAAACCTATGTCGGATGAAGAAATAATGAGAATAGGTGAACAATTAGATGTACCTGAAGTTGCCGCTAACTATCTTAACGCTAGAGAGAAGAGATTAGGTAGAGAATTTGAAAAGAGTAAATATGACATAGCTGAATCTGAAAGTATTAATACTAGAAAAGAAAATGCAGAAAGTGAAATTAGAGGTTTATCACAGCAATTAAGAAAAGCAAAGAATGATTATGCTAACGCTTCAGAAGCGGATAAACCAAATAAAAAAGTAGATATTGATGGTATCATAAAAGAGATAGATGTTACCGATGCTGAGTACAAAGAAGAATTTGGAGAATCATACTACGATACAATTAAATCTGAATCTAATGCTAATGCTAATGCTAATGCTAATGCTAATGCTAATGCTAATGCTAATGCTAATATTGTACCATCAGATTGGAATTGGGGAATTGACGAGACTGATTTAAGTGATAATGGAAAGAAGAAGTTATCAAATGATGTAGCTTTAGCAAATAAGGCTATAGAAACAGTTAATAATGATCCAAAGTCTTATTCTACTGCAAAAACTAAAGTAATTGCTAATATTAAATCAGGTAGACAAACTTGGTCTCCTGAAATGGTAAAGGATGAATTATCATCTGCTAATAAGGAAGCTAGATCATATAATGAACAATTAGAAGCTGAGAAGAAAGCTGAACAAGCTGAACAAGCTACTTTCAAGAAGATGTGGAAGAGAAGAATAGATGTTCTAAAGGATGGCGAATCTACTAAGAAGGAACTTGATGATGCTAATAAGTGGCTTAAAGATAATGACTTTTTAATTAAAAAGTATAACTTAAAAGTAGAGGTTGACTATGATAAGTGAAGAAGATATACAAAAGTTTAATTCCTCTACAGATGAGGATGAGAAATTTGATATAGTAGAAAAGTATGGGTACACTACACCTGCACAGTTTAGAAAAGCAATAGAAAGTAGAAAAAAGGAACTATCTACTAAGAGCACTCCTCAAATTAAGAAAGAAGAAGAGGAACAGGCAGAAATAGATAATGCTCCTACCGTAACCGAACAAAAGAAAATAGAATCTGAACAAGAAGGTAATAAACTTCTAGGTAAGTCAGTAAACATAGGAATTGATGATATTGCAGAAGCATACGCTCCAAATAATGAAAAAGTAAAATCCTTAATAAAGATTTCTCCTTCTAATAATTATGGTGGAGCAATGACACGATTAATAGTAGGATCTGATTCAGACAATAAACCTATTTATGAAAGTAATAAAGAATACGTTGATCGTAATAGAGCGGCTTTTAAATCAATGGGTTTAGATTGGAGTAATAAAAATGATAGAGCGTTAGTTGCTAAAGAGTTAGAGAAAACTGAAGTAGATAAAAGTAAGAAAGACATAAGAGAAGGTAGAGGAAGTGGACTTGATAAGGTTATTAAATATGGTTCGGATATAGTTTTCCCTAGATCAGTTGAGGAAGTTGAAAGACGATTAGATGATCCTAATTCTACTGGTGAATTTGATTTTCCTGTAGATCTTTTTAATAGAAATACCTTGTCGGACGTTGCTGAAAATGTTGTTCAAACTGTAGCATCTCCTGTAGTAGCACCAATAAAGGCGGTAGGAAGACTTGTACCTAAAGCGGCTAAAGTAGTATCAAAGGCAGTAGATGCTAACGCAGTTACTAGATATGTTCCTAAACTTCTAGATAATTTAGGTGACGTTACTGAGTCTGAAATTATGGATAAGATAGTATATAATAATGATCCTACTAATGAAAGATCTAATTTTAGTGTAGGTGACGTTATTCTAGGTGGTGGTGTAAATACTGTTGCTCCATATATGTTAGATAGACAAACTGGAAGATTAGGAAGAAGGTTAGATATTAATGCTCAAAACGTAGTTAATAAAAGACAAGGTAACAGTGTTACATCTGACCAGTTAAGAGCAAGAGCTGATGAACTAGAGGGTGTATTTGATAAGGCTATTGGAATACGAAATGCTATAATAAATGATTATGCTAAACCTTATGGAGGATGGGAAAATGTACCTGGTAAGATTAAGGGTCAGGCAAATGCCGACCTTTTTCTTAGAATAGCTAAAGCTGGACCAGAGGTTGAAGATACATATAGAGCAATGTATGGATTAGATAAGAAGGATGCTTTAGGAATAACACAATCTGTACCAACATCATTCTCAGACATAGATCAGGATTCTTTTGATAAACTTATTGAAACTCCAGATCAATTAAGAAAAAAAGCTGACTATGTGGATTATCTAAATGAAGGGTACAAACCTAAAGTAGTCGTAGATAAAGATGGAAAAGTAAAAAGACCATACAAAATTAAAAAGGATAAAAATGCTACAGGAGTAGATGAAAAAGGAAACATAGTTGATATATACGGAATGCCTATTGACGAATTACCTCCTGTTCCTATGAAAGAGGCATTAAGAAAGGATGCTATAACATACAAAACTAAACCAAAATCATTATTTTCTGCTCTTTGGTTAAATGACTTACCAGAAATACCTTCTAACATAAGAAACAGAGGGGTTAAAATTAAGCAGTACGAGGATATTCCAAGAAATGAATCATTTGATCCTACAATTGGTTTAAAGGTAAGAAAAAATAGTAAGGAGGATGCAACTTTTAATGTAGCTAGAGGAGTGTACGATAGAGGTGCAACATGGTTACCTAATAAAACTGGTAAATCTGAAATGGTTAGATCCTTACCAGTAGTTAGTGATTTCATGCCTACTAATGAAGAAATTGAGGAGAAGAATTTAATTGAAAGTTCTCCTACATTAAGAGTAAATGCAGAAGATCAACCTGCAATTGTTACATACAAACCTAATCTATTTGATGCAATATATAATACACAAGAAGGTGCTCCCTATTATTTACGAGATCCAGAAGAGGATGAAGAGTTTGATATATCATTTATGCCTAGTAAATACAAAAAGTAGGTAGTGCAATGCCAATTAACCCATTACTTAGAATACTATCTAATAATACAGGAAGAAGTGTAGCTAAGAAATTAACTAAACCTGCTATTAAAAAAGCTAAAAAGTTTGCATCTGAATCTTTCAAAAAGAATTCAGGTAGACTAATTGGTGGAATGCCTGGTAGTATGGTAGATCCTAATGCTTATTACACTTCTGACTACAAATCAGAAGTGCACCCAGAGAATAGTAAAACAGGAACTTGCGATTATTGTTTGAGATGTAATGGTAGAATATTTAGAGGTGCTGATCTAATTCTACCTGATGGTGAATTAGGACATCACCCAAACTGCTGTTGCGCATTCTATCAAGTATCAGACGAGGAATCACCAATTAATAAAGGAGTTAGAAACAATACACCTGGTAAGACATCTACGTTTGGTGCTCGTAAATATCTAACTGTTAAATCAATGAATAGTATACCAGCGGCAACGCTTCAGGTTTTAGCAAATAAAAGAGGTTTGGCATCTTACGGTAATAAAAACACAATAATAAATAGAATAGCAAGGAGAAAATAATGCTCAATAAACTAGAAGACGAACTTAAATTCCCAAAGGGATTAGAGATAGAAGAAGGGATTGACACTCTTTTAACTAACACTGATAATACAGAAGATGAGGATGAAGAACATGAATGTGAAAATGAAGATTGGTGTACGTTCCTAGAAGAAGTAGATAAAAAAGATAAAATAAATAATCTTTTGAGGAAACATCGCGGACAGACATTGGAAGAAATATTAAACGATGATGGAGAATAAAAATGTTACCAGTAGCACTAGCAATTATTCAAGGTGTTCTTTCAATGAGTAAAAAGAAGAAAGGACAAGATGCGGCAAACATGTTGAGTGGATTTGATAAAATGGATAGTTTAATGGATAAAACTAAAAATAAAAATCTTCTTGATGTTATTGGTACCGAGGAAGATGAAGATGAAGATGAAGAGGAGGATTAATGAGAGTATTTATTTCTGGACCACTAAACGTTATTTGGGATACTGATTACACACCACTAAATGGTTGTGTAGAATATTTAGATTATGAATCTAGTAATGCTAAAGTAATTTATGCACAAGATGGAGTAACTGAATTAAGTAACCCTAGATTTACTTCAAATGGAATGTTAGATCAACCTGTTATTTTAGGTGAAGGAGATTACAAAGTAGTAGAATATCGTTACACAGGTAATGGTAATAAATCAGCAGATTGGAATGACGATGATTTAAGAAACTCCTTATTTGTTAAGGTTAGAGAATATCTTTATGAAGGAAATAATACGGTAGACAATTTATCTAGCATGATAGTTGTTGATACTATCAATGATCTAAAAGAAATATCTGATGAATCTATACTAAATGTAATTGTACTTGGTTACAATACTAAAACAGATTCATATCCTAGAGTATTCTATCGTTCTGATACAGGAACATCAGATGGAGGAAGTGTAATTAAATCAACTGCTACTTCGTATTATTGGAAATTAACTAACACTGATACTATTAATGCTTCCGCATTTGGAATAATTCCACAAGGTTCAGGTGACGATTTTACTTCACAAATGGCATCATTAGCCGCATATTGTGTATCAAGTAATAAAAAGATTGTCTACTTTAACGCAGGTGCTAAATTCAGTGGAACAGTTAACTTTGGAGAAAATTGCTTTGTTCATTCTTTAGCTCCTTTAATTGGTTTATCGGCTTCTACTATTTCTTGTAAGAACACCAACATAATGACTACAGCAGCAAATTTGAGTTGGAATATTTTAGAAGGTATTTCATATTCTAGTCTAGATCCTGTTATGAGTTACATCACATATCTAAAAGTAAATAGTGCATTCGCTAAATACACTGGGTATTCTAACAAGACTTTTGAAATAATGAGTGGAGGAACTATATCCGCATCTACTGTATTTACTGATTGTACAATAATTGATAATAACTTTGAAAGATTTATTACTGGAACACCTTCATTCGTTTGTACTACTGTTCCTCAAACTGTTAAGACTAGTTGGTTCACGAATAGTCAGGCCATTACTGCTTCTAATAAACCAACTAGAATTATTTTCGATTCAGAATGCACATGGACTACCACTGTTTCTGTTCAATGTGAGTTTCAAAGACAAGAATCTACCTTATCATACTCGGGTGGAACAATTCTAGAAATAGATTGTAATGAACCTATGTATCATTCTTTATCAGGTTTCATATCACCAAAGAATGTTTCATTTGTTAAATCCGAATGGTATGTGTCACCTTCTGTTTTAGTTAATTTTCAGAAGGTAGATTTTTGTAATAGATCGTATGTATTCCCTTACACATTGAGCATTGCAAACTTTTATTGGAGAAACGGTACAGTAGAACAAACAGGAAGCTCTTTCAATATAACTACTAGTGGTACATTTGAGAACATAACAACTAGATTAAGTATTCCTAATGGACTTAGTTATCTTAATTTAATTGATTCTACAGTAACAAGATTAAATGATACTGAGATAGTATTAACCACATTGAACATGAGGAATTCAAGTTTTATTGCAATAAATGTAAACGCAACCTATTTAGAAATGAATAACAGTTCCACTACTAAGGTAAGAACTAACGATTGCGATATATTTAAATCAACTATAAGTGAACTAGTTTTACAAGGAACATTGTTAGAGACTATTAAAGCTAATATAACTAATACTGATATAACCACTAGCTTAACAATTGTTGGATACACTACTGTTGAAGCTACAGGGTCTAAGTGTGACATCTATTTAGATGAAACAAACAAAGTAGCGGATATTGCAAGCACCGGTACATTTAATTTAACTCCTGATGCTAACGGATACTCACAGAACTTTTTAGTAATTAAAGCTAACGGATTGAGATTGTCTACTGAAATTGATGTTATCAGAGATGTAGACAGCTCATCTACAGAAAAGGCTACCATGTATGATAATTTATTTCTTCTTAACGGGGAGGTAATAGCAAACATTTGGATAGGGGAAGCGCATACTCTAGAACTTTCAATATTCTACAAATTGTTAGGAGTTCGTCTATCCTCCCCTGACAACGTGTATCCTCCTAGAACTACGCAGGTAGTTGTATCACATACACATTTAATAGCCTACGGAAAATATAACAACTGGGATTAAGGAAATAAAATATGTTAAATAATGAATCTTATGGTTATCTTTTATCACCACATATTCAAATAGTAGATATGAATGGTGACCCAATGACTGGTGCTTTTCTAAAAGTATTTGAAGCTGGTAGCACATACACACAAGTAACTACCTATTCAGATTGGGGTGGTACGGTACAAGAAGCAAACAAGGTACTTGATAGCAGAGGAGAAGTGGTAATTATTGCTAGTAACACAATAAGTTACAAGGTTATGCTTTGTGACTCTAATAGACCAGTGTCAAATCCTTATTGGGTTCTAGATAATGTTAACATCTATTCTTCATCAGTACTACCAGGTAGCATAACAATAACAGTAAATGGAACTACTGGACAAATAGATTCGGTGTTAACGATAGACGGTGAAGGAAATAAAACTTACACTGAAAGTCTTTCAGCAGATTTTCTATCTAGAATTTCTACTATTGAAAGTAACGTTTCAACTAACACTACCAACATAACAACAATAAATAATAATTTAGGAGATATTGATACTCTTTTAAATACGTTAATACCTGGTGAAAAAGATGCTCGCAGTTTTCCATTGTCAATAACTGAAACACATTACTTAAAGATATGTGATGTTGATACTGATGGAACCATTCCTTATCATATTGACTTCTTATTATATCTTTCTAAGAATCAACTTAGTCTAAAGTTTGATGAAGATGTACAAGGGTTGATGGGAACTGGTACAGGATCATTTAAGTATCTTGGTCAATCATGTAACCCAGTATTCGTATATGATGTTACTCCTAACACTGGTAGAATTGTAATATTTAGAACTACACCTAGTGCTGGTAAAGTAAGTTTCTTTTTAGTTTCATACAATGGTTATGAATTAACAAATGAAACGGTAAGTATTATTGATGGACATATTTCAGGAACTACTGCTATTTACTCAACTGATGCCTACACTACTGTAGCACCAACTATGGGTAGTAATTCTGAAACTATTTACTTAACTCATAACATAAGAGTAGGTACAAGTTGTAGTGGGTTAGGTACATACTATTCACCTATTGAAGCTAAGGCTACCCAAGTTACTTCTACTGATGAAACGGTAGAAATTACTACTACAGTAGATAATGGGGTTACCACCCATGATCTATCAGTAACTGGCGGACAAGTAGATACATACAAAGCCATGTGTTCAATTGGTGATACTCCTGGTTATTTACAAAATAAATTGGTAGGTTCTACTTGGTTAGACGTTGTAGAAATACCTTTAGGTGCAGACGAAAAGAATCTTTTATTTGCATTAAAGAATCCAGACTTTTTTGTCAAAGGTAACACAATTCATGGTGGAACTGTTGTAGGTGTTATTGGAGATTTAAATGAGCAAACTCATAGTGGGTACTACACTTGCTATCATAGTACTTTGAATGCTCCTCCTGCACAAGCCGGTAATCCTTCTTGGTTCATTCATCACATGAACAGTAATACTGCTAATTACTATGCAGTTCAAATTGCTTACGCCTACACTACTTCCATAATTTGTTATGAACGTACAAAGGTTGCAGGTGTTTGGCAAGCCTGGACTTTAAGGTCAAGTGGAAGCGCATCAAATGAAGTAGCACATATTAATACTGGTGATTCTTTAGGTGCAAAAGATATTATTCAATTACAAGCCGGTAGTTCTACTCAATGGTCAGCACATGGAACAATGTGTTCTACAATTGGAGCAATAACACCTAGTGTATTATCTAAAATGGGATTTATTACCACACAAACTGTTACTGGTAATTTTATTATAGCTGCATACAAAGTAGAAACAAGTTTAGCACATAGTTTAATTTGTTCAACCGGTATTACTGCTTTCTCATCGGCTGGATGGATAAGTGCAGATGTTACAAATCTTATTAAAGCAATAGCAGCTAATGATAGAGTTTATCTTGTAATATTTACGGATTGTAATGGTATTGCTATTGCTGGTGCCTCAACAGTTAATTTTAATATTCAACCTTATGTTGCTGGAATTAAAACAAATATGGGTGTGCTAACTGAAGCACCATCCACTTTAACATTTGAATCTGAAACAACAAATAGACCATTTATCTATTTAACTAAATAAGGAGATTAAAAATGATTATTAATTTTAATACTTACAATGATATGCTTGCTTGGCCTAATCCATCTAATGGAGATATTGGTGTTATTAGTTCTAGAGCAAAATCATATACATACGATTCAACACAAGATAAATGGTTAAGTGAAAATGATGATAAAGTTAGATACGTTACAACAAGGTGTGCAGATTCAGTAACTGAATTTGCTCCATCATTACAACCAAATTGTTCCACAACATTAGATAATATCCATAGTCTTGTGACTTCACTTATTATTGGTTGTGCAGAACTACCAGATACAAAGTATGTATATATTTTTCAATGTAAATTTACAACACCTGCAACATTAGGAATTACTACATTTAGTGTTCTAAATTTTGATGGTACATCGGTTACTTGGATGGGCACTGCACCTTCATTAAAAGCAAGTAAGACTTATGAGATAAGTATCTTAAATAAAATTGCTATAATATCGGAGAGTGTTTAATGAATACCCTTTTACTTAATAGATTTGCTATTCAATGTGCACAAAGTAAGTCTAATCTTAGCTATGAACAGATTGGTTTAATCCCAACACTTTTATCTATATGGACTAAACCATATAACCTTATGGTGTTCCAAGGTGGAAAGTTACATCTATTCTATACGGATGGCGGCGGGTCATACATCAATGACACAGCCAGATATTTGATGGATGGTACTAGAGAATATCAAGTAAATAATTTATGGCAATATGATAGAGGCTATCAATGGTCAACTGATGGTGAATTCTTCTATACGAATAATTATGATGCATGTGCAACAATAAAAATAAACCCAGTAACATACACATCAGTTAAATCTATATCTACTGGAATGCGACGTGAGTGTTTTTGCAATCCATTTGATAAGAAAATTTCAGTAATGGATCATAATACAACCATGAATGTGTGGGATTTAACAACCGATGTTTTAACTACATATTCAGTAGGTTCAGTACCTTTTGCAAACTATATGATT